AGTACTAGAAGATTAGTTGCAACACTATTTTTCATCTTAGCAATTTGTCGCCAAGTAAATAATAATGACAGGTCAATTCTTTGTTTTTCACCTTCTGAAAAAGAATCATAAGTAAAAGCATCACGGTGACGAGAACGAATAGTCTCTACGAAACTTTCGTCTAAGTCAAAGTGAACAAAGAAATCTAATGTCTGTAAATATTGATTAGTCAATTTATTTATTACAGGTAAATATTGTTTTATAATTTTTGATTTGATACCAGTATCTCTAAGTAGTTCACTACTTACTTGATTGTAAGAGAACTGCTCATTTAATTTATACTTTTCATCTTGGTGTTTTTCTTTTTCTTTTCTATACTCTTCGAGGTCTGCATTCGCATCTGATAAATCACCGCTTGATTCTATTTGAGATTCTATTTCTCCTTTTAATGCATCAATTACTTTATTTAACTTAGCAATAGTTTTATTATTACCTGATACCTCGGCATTATATCTTTTACAATCATCAACAGTATCTTGAAATAATTGAATTGCTTTTTCATAATTCTCTCTTTCTTTATCTGCTTTGCTTATACCAACTTCTAAATCTTTTACTCTTTTACTAGTAACTTTTAGTTTCTCTTGTTTTAATACTGAGTCTATCTCTTGACTACATGTAGGACACTCATCATTTTCTGTAAAGAACTTATGTTCTTTTTTAGTTGCTTTATGTTGTGCAACGATAGTTGAAAGTGTTGCTTCAAATTTTGCTTTTACTTTTTGAATTGCATCTATTTTTTCTAGTGCTGGTTCAAATGATTGTGCTACATTATCAAGTAATGCTGTATTTCTATCGTTCAACACTCTAATATCTTCTTGAGTTGTAACAATCATGTCTTCTTTTTCTTTTCTAAATTGAGCATTTACGTTGGCAATATCTCTAAGGTATTTCTTTTGAGCATTTATTTTTGAGTCAACTAAATGAATATCGTTTTGATTCTGAGTAATATTATCTTTAAGTAATGATATCTTTTCTTTTAGAATTTGATTCATAACAGAAAACATATTAATATCAAGTAGGTCTTCGATTACACTTCTTCGCTGTTGTGAGGATAACTGCATAAAAGGTATAAAACTCGAAGACCCAAGAACCACAATTTGATGAAACGATTTGTGATTTAATTTTAAAATATTTTTTTCTAACATTGCCTGATAATCTGTGACATGAGAATTTTGATTTGCCATGTTACCATCTATCCAAACTTCAAACTTATTAGGTTTAATTGTTCTAACTAATTTAAATTGTTTTTTACCAATTCTAAATTCTACTTCAACTACACTACCTTTCTGATTAACAGAATTAACTAATTGCATTTTAGATATCTTTCTATGTGGTTTACCAAACAATCCAAAAGATAGTGCATCTAACATTGTTGATTTACCTGCACCATTTTGTCCTACTACTAAAGTAGTTGGTGCTTTTTCAAAATCTATTTCTGTAAAGTTATTACCAGTACTAAGAAAGTTCTTGTACCTCAATTTCTCAAAATGTATCATAAATTATATTGTTTCTTTATTTCTTCTGGTATTGGTTCGTGAAAAGGAATACTATTCATAGTTCTCACTTTCATTTGTAGAATTAAGTTTCTGTTTTTTTCTATCGTATTTTGTTTTGTCTTTATGTGTAACAGGTTTATGAAACTTGTCCATATTCTTTTTAACTGGGTCTTTTTTACCATTCTGATTTCTCATTGTATTTCAATATTCTGTGCCTCAGTCATCAAAGATGATATTTCTCTTTTGATTCTATTTTTATCCAAATCAGTTTGCACCGAATCAATGTAATTATACACTACTGTTTCAGTATTGTCAATGTTTATTTCACCATCATTTACATTTTCTCCAATAAATTCAGAAAAGTCTTCTGCTATTTTTAGTTCATGTATTTTTTGATTCTGTATTCTATCAACGAATCTTTCGAACTTATAAGTATCACCTTTGTTAACTACAATTAATTTAACAAACTTATTATCTAAGTATCTTAAATCTTGAAACTCATTCATTTTTTCGTGGTCATAATATATCTTTTCAAAGATAGTGTTTGGATTTAGTATTGCTTCTATTTCTCTTGTATCAGTATCAAGAACATGAAAATACTTTTTATCACCACAATCATTCCAGAAGAACTCCATCTGTGCGCCTAAGTAATGTACATTACCTTGAGAAGACTTAGCATGAAAGTGTCCAGTCAATACCATTTCGAATCTATCGAATAGACTTCTGTCCATACCATCATGTGCTGGCATACCTCGATACATGTCAAACCCAATCAACTCTAAATGGGCACCAATAATAGATGCATTACAATTGTTAATAAACTCTAGTGATTCTTTTTCATTATCGTCTGCAATCCATGGCACTAAACCTATCTTTAACTTATCGTACTCCATTACCATAGGTTTTTGAATAATGTTTACTTCATTCATATAATGACCTTGCAGTTCTTTCAACGAGTTTAATTCATTCGTGTTTTTAAAATAAGTGTCATGATTACCTAGAATGATATCCATAGTCATACCATATTCTCTTAATTTCTCTAGAAATATTTTACGATTATGATTTAAACATTTAAAATTAACTGTCTTACGATTATCATAGTAATCACCTAGATGTAATATTCTTGTAATACCATTTTCTATTAGATATGGAAAGAATACGTCACGATAAAATAACTCTTGATAATCCATAAAGATATCAGAAGAATTACGAATACCGCAGTGGGTATCGTTTAAGATAGCAATTTTCATTGAATGTTCCTCACAATTATTTAGTATTATATAGACTCCAACAACTTTTGTCAACCATTAATTTATAGGTTAGAAATTATATAAATAGATGTATGGCAGTAAACTCAACAGTACAAGTAGATGACCAGAATTTAACTACAAATCTAAACTATCTACAACCAACTGGATTCAAACTCTTAATAGATAGAGTTAAATATCCTAATCTAGAATACTTTTGTCAAGGTGTTGCACACCCTAGTGTACAATTAAATCCTGTAGAATTACCTACAAGAAGAATTACATCTGTACCACTTGCTGGTGATAAGATAACTCATGGTGAAATTACATTTACAATTATACTTGATGAAAATATGACTGGTTATAATGAAATGTTTAATTGGTTGCAAAGACTTGTAAACGATGGACAAGTAAATCCTATTGCAAGAAACACTAAGTTTCCAACATATGCAGATATAACTCTTGCAATACTGTCTAGTCACAATAATACTACTCAAAAAATTAGATACAAAGATTGTTTGCCTACTGGTTTAGGTGCTATAAACTTTGTTACTACAACTGGTTCTGTAACGTACTTAACATTCGATGCTACGTTTAGATTTAGTCAGTTTGAGATAACAAAACAAACTTAATATGAAAATAATAAAAACAGAAACTCCAAAAGATGTCGTTGAATATGATGGAGAAGAATATCCAGCAAACTTAGACCCGACAGATATAGTAGAAATTTTTCAAACACCACTTACTGGTGCATATAACTGGGACTATACTGTTCAAGATAATCGTATTAAAAAACTATATGAATTAGGTAAAGAACTTAATTGGAATGTAGAAGTTGATGTTGATTGGTCACCAAAAAAAGTAGAAATAACAAACGAAGAGTTTGAGTTTGAAGATAATCAATGGTCAGACCACCCAGAATATAAAAAATGGGACACACCAAAACGTATGGAGTTTTTTAAAGATTTAGAAAGTTGGGGAACAAGTCAGTTTCTTCATGGCGAACAAGGGGCATTATTAGTTGCAAGTCAATTAACATCATGTGCGCCAACATTCAATGCAAAATTATATGCGGCCTCACAAACATTTGATGAAGCAAGGCATGTTGAAGCATTTAATAAATATATTCAAACAAGATTAGGAAGACGATGGCCGATTGGTACAGCATTAAAAGGACTTTTAGATAAGATACTTACAGACCCTAGATGGGATTTAAAATTTATTGGTATGCAAGTAGTTATCGAAGGTTTAGCACTAGCGGCCTTTCAAGCGGCAAAAGAAGGTACTAGTGACCCTGTCTATAAACAAATGCTCGAATATATTATAAGAGACGAAGCAAGACACGTGACGTTTGGTATAAATTATCTTACCGACTTTGTTACGACACTCTCAAAAGAAGAACAACTGGATAGAGCAAAGTTTGCCTTAGAAGCATGTACTGTCAGTAGAAACAGATTAAAAGCATATGAAGTATGGAATAAATATAGTCTAAATATAGAAGAGACAGAACAGTATCAAAAAGAACATATATTTCAAACACAATTTCAAGATACTTTGTTTAGTAGAATAATGCCTAATCTTAAAAAGATAGGATTATTACAAGACGAATTAATACCTGAATATGATAAACTAGGTGTGATGGGTTATGTAAATGGTGATAATGATTTTGAAACAAGTTGGGAAGAACTTAGTAAACCGCTCAAGGAGGCAGTATGACAGAAGATATAATTAATGTATTAATTAAACAATGTGAAGCAGGGATAGAAAGACACAAAATGAATGTTCGTGTCTTAACAGAAAAAAATGTAGGTCTTGCTGAACATGGTGACTTGATAATTACAATAGAAGGTGAATTAGACAAGGTTGCAAACTACGAAGATAGACTAGCAGTATTAAAAAAATACTTTACATAATCTGCCTAATACTGTATAATAAGCAGTTTATAGGAAATATATCATGATAAATTTAGAATCAATACTTGCTGAGTGGAAAGAAGATTCACAAATATCAAAGAATCAACTAGACGAAGTATCTAGAATTACACCAGCATTACACTCAAAATATTTAGAATATCTCTCACTTACTAAACTACGTATGAAGAAAGCAGAATTCGAACAAAAGAATCTGTTAAAAGAAAAATGGTTATATTATGAAGGTAAAATGCCACAAGAAGATATAGAATCACGAGGTTGGAAAGCAGACCCTTATGATGGACTTGTTATCACAACAAAAGGTCAGAAAGAAAATTGGTATGATACTGATAAAGAAATTCAAGATTCTGAACTGAGAATACAGTATTTACAAACAACTATTGATACGCTAACTGAAATAGTTAACAATCTTACATGGCGACATCAAACGATATCGAACATGATTAAGTGGAGACAGTTCGAAACTGGTATTTAATGCGACCCGCAAACACAATAGAGATAGGTCTAAAAGACCACTCGATGATGTTGGTAGATGCCGAAGGGCATCAACTCAAAGAACTATCTGAATACTTTTCATTCTTTGTCCCTGGGCATAGATATATGCCAGCATTTAAACGTAAAGTGTGGGATGGTAAAATAAGATTATTTAATCAAATGACACGTGAGTTAAATGTCGGTTTATATCCACATATAAAGAAGTTTGCTCTTGATAGAATGTACCCAATTCAACTTGTCGACAATGACGAGTATGGACACCCCGAAGTAAAAAACAAAATACAACATAAGTCTTTAATAAAGTATCTTGATAGTCTCGATGCGCCTTTTGAGATAAGAGATTATCAATACGATGCAATCTCACATGGTATCGAAAACAAAAGATGTTTATTATTGTCACCGACTGGTAGTGGTAAATCATTTATCATTTATAATCTGCTACGCTGGTATGCTGACAATCATGATAAGAAGATGTTAGTTATTGTTCCGACAACAAGTTTAGTAGAACAATTATATAAAGACTTTTATGAATATGGGTTTGATGTTGACAATGAAGTACATCGTATCTATTCTGGTAAAGATAAGATAACAGATAAACGTATCATTATATCTACGTGGCAATCTATCTATCGTCTTAAGTTTGATTGGTTTGAGCAGTTTGGTGCTGTCTTTGGCGATGAAGTTCATTTATTTAAAGCGAAGTCATTGACTGGTGTAATGAACAAATGTAAGAATGCTGAGTATCGTTTTGGTACTACAGGTACTTTAGATGGGACAGAAACAAATAAACTAGTACTTGAAGGTTTATTTGGTATAACTCATAAAGTCATCGCAACACGTGATTTACAAGTTCGTGGTACTCTTGCTGGTTTAGATATTAACGTCTTACTATTAAGATATCATAATGATGTATGCCACATGATGAAAGGCAAGACATATCAAGATGAGATTGATTATATTGTACGTCATGAAAAACGTAATAACTTTATTAAGAACATGACGTTAGATTTAGAAGGTAATACATTAGTCCTGTTTCAGTTTGTTGAAAAGCATGGTAAAGAACTTTTTGAAATAATTAAAGATGATGCAGAAAAAAATCGAAAAGTTTTTTATGTATCTGGTGAAGTAGATGCAAAAGATAGAGAGCAGATAAGAGGTATCGTTGAAACACAAAAGAATGCAATAATTGTCGCATCATTAGGGACATTTAGTACAGGTATAAATATAAAGAACTTACACAACATTGTCTTTGCAAGTCCAAGTAAAAGTCAAATAAAAGTATTACAGTCGATTGGTCGGGGTTTACGACAATCAGATGATGGCAGTAATACAACTTTATATGATATAGCAGATGATATGCATGTCAAGTCACATAAGAACTTTACATTGAGACATAGTGGAGAAAGAATAAAGATATATGCGAAAGAACAATTTCCATATAAAATTATTCCTATTAATTTAAAAGGTGATAAATAGTATTATGGAAGTAAAACATTTTAAGTTAGACACAGGAGAAGAACTCTTGTGCGAAGTGGTTGAGTGGTATGATGAAGAAGGATTCGAAGACGAAATAATTATTCGTAAAGCGGCCAAATTAGTTTACACTAAAACTAAAACTGGTATACCTTTTTATTCGCTTCGCCCATGGATGGTATATCAAGAAAATCTTACAGACGTTATGACATTAGATAGAAATCACATTGTTGGTATGGCAACACCTCCAGATTATTTAGTTATACAATGGGAAGATGCTATTCTAGATATGCAAGAACTTCATAATGATAGACAAGCAGAAACTAAAAAAAGAATTGAAGAGTTTACAAAAAGAGCAGAGCAAAAACCACAAAAACCGATATCAGAAGTGATAGATGATTTATTAAATACTATGGATGGTGCCAAAAAACAATTTGAAGACAATGTAATTGAATTATTTCCTAACGATGAAAAGGACGATACGATTCATTGATATTCAGCGCCCCGGAGAACTTTAAGATTATACCACACAGAACATAAATTGTCAACCATTATTTTAAAGATTGACTAAATATGTAATATAGAGTATAATACACAACAATTAAATATGGATATATTATGACAGAGAAAAAATTAAAACCACAAGAAAAACCACACTATGTAAACAATAAAGATTTTTCATTAGCAGTAGTTGATTATTGTCAAGTCGCAGAGAAGGCAAAGAAACAAAAATCTAAAAAAGTACCAATTGTTCCAAATTACATTGCAGAATGTTTTCTTAAGATTGCTGAAGGTTTATCACACAAATCAAACTTTATAAGATATACTTATCGAGAAGAAATGGTAATGGACGCTGTAGAAAATTGTTTAAAAGCAATTAAGAACTATGATATTAAAACTGCAACAAGAACTGGTACACCAAATGCATTTGCATACTTTACTCAGATATCTTGGTATGCATTTCTACGTAGAATTGAAAAAGAAAAGAAACAACAAGACATTAAGTTAAAGTATATCGCTAACGTTGGTATAGACGAACTAGTTGACAATCAAGATGGCGATACGCCTAGTGATGAAGCAATGGCATTCGTTGATAATCTTCGTTCAAGAATTGATGGCGTAAGAGCAAATGATTTATATTGGAAAGATATTGTTACAGAAGAAAAAAAGAAGACAAGAAAGAGACGTGCTGTAAATGTTGATTCTGATTTAAAAGACTTCTTAACTTAGGTATACAGAACCCCCGGATAAGTCTCTAGTCTATAGTATATATACGAACT